CTTTGATAAGATCATGCGAGTAAGACTAGCATCTTACCCGTTTGTGACGGTTAGAGGTCGTGCTGCGAAGAGCGCGCCAAAGCCTGTTACCAAGGTAGCAGGATCTAGGCGGTCTAAGCGTAGCGTCCCCAGTCGTCGAAAGGGTGATAGGACACTGGAACAGCTGTGGAAGGCTGTCTGGTGTGCCTTGATTTCGTGTGGGCTCGGAACACGTGCTGGTTCTTGGTACATGAGAAAATGGCTGAGCCATTCCGTCGAAAGGAATGGCTGGCTTGCGGTTGCAAGAGGTCTGAAGGACCTCTGCGGAGCACTTCGCGTGGCTGCTGTAGAGCAGAAGCGAGCGTCCTTGCCACCGTGCCACTATGTACCAAAATCGCTTCTTACTTGGCTTGATAGTAGACTGGATGTAAAGGGCAAGCTTGCCTTCAGCAGGCTTGCGCGCGCACTTCCATGCGCACCTCAGTCTATCAAGTTGGAAGCGATGAACAAGCACTACACCACACTGCGTAGTAGACATGTGACCCCTAAATTTCTCCTTAGGGATATCAAGAGTCACGTCTCCACACTGCTGCGCGGTGCGTTCACGAGCAAATATTCCTGGTCCTTGCCTTCTTCTTCTGCCGCTACGGTTGAGAAGGGTAGAGCTGCAGGGGGTTACAACAGTGTCGTCGCTGATCTCGCTAGGCCCGCTTGGGCCGAGGTTGTCAGTGGCCGCTCGCGAGGCGGAGGGCCTCGGGGTGGCGGAGAACTGTTGGAACGAAGTCCCCTGGCTGCCCAACTCGAGCGTAGACTGAGCAAGCGATTGGCGGGTGATAAGTACAACATTTATCCCACAGTTGTAAGTGCGGAACGCAACGCTTTGTATGCGACTACAAAGCTTCTTCGCGATTCGCAGGGACAACGTGTTGTACATCACGCCTCCGTCATTGCTGAGCTTGGGTTGAAGGCAAGGATAATTACCATCCCACCTGCCTCTGTTGTTGCAAGGGGCGACCTGGTCCGCCAGGTCGTCTGGACCACCATTCTTAAGAGGATTCCTCAGATCCTTCCATATGCACCGCATACGGAAGAGGATATCCTCGCAAGATTGGCTAAATCCATTCACGATAGTAAGATCTACTTGTCTGCAGATCTCACTGCCGCCACGGACGGGTTCGGACATGATGCGATTAGCGCTGTCGTTGACGGCTTGAGGAGTGCTGGTTTGGCCCAGCACCTCTGCCGTGAGCTCCAAGAGTCCTTGGGGCTCGGCGCACAACCGCATTATGTTCGCTACCGTCTGTCGGACTTGTCTGGTGCAACAAAGGAGGAAGCAAAGAGGATATATCCCGTTGTGGATGGAGAGTTTATTGAAGTGCCTAAGGCTCGAGGTTCTTTGATGGGAACCCCGTGTTCTTTCATTATTCTCTCCCTCCTCAACCACTGGATGAGTGAGTTGCTTGGACCCGCCCGAATCATCTGCGGTGATGATTTGGCGGCTGTCACTCATCAGGATAATATCCGATCCTACTCCCAGCGAGCCGCTGGAATAGGATCCGAACTCAATGACTCGAAGTCGTTCAAGAGTCGGATAGGTTTCGTGTTCTGCGAAGCCTATGGTCTTCTTGACCTTAGCCGACGTGGCTTCAAGTCGTTCAGGCCTCCCAGCCTGAAAGAGTTCGTCAGGGACGGTAATGGGGTAATGAGTCAGCATTCTGTGGACCCTTCTTCGTTCAACCGCCTTGCACGTTGTGCTCGGACAATCTATCGCAAGCAACGCCTGCTTGCGGCGAAGAAGCAGAGGCCCGCAGAACTCCCCGCTGCACTTGGTGGTCTTGGACATCCCTGCAAGGGGAGGCTCAAGGTTCCACGCTGGTGCAGGGAGTCTCTGCGGGAGTTGTATCTCTGTGAGAATGCTGATCATGGCGGTCCTCATGACCCCCAGGAATATATTCGTACTCTCCAACAGCCTGCAGTTCCTATCAACAGAAAGAACTACAGAATCCGACAAACCCAGATTGGAAATTGGCTTGGCACTAAGTCGATTCACAACGACGAAGTCCAACCTGGGGACGGATTTATCACCAAGAAGCAATTGGCTACATACAGTGCCGTATGTACTAATTATGCTTATCTTGCAACTGGTGATCGCTTTAGGAAAGTACGACCACACGAAATCAAGGTTGGAAAGCAGAGGTGGCCCAAGCCACTCGACGGTTGTCGAGGGGGGGTCTTGTCCAGTCA